TGAAATTGTACTCATTCAAGTCTTTGCCTTCTGTTGCAAAGAAATCTTTCTCCAAAAGCTCTTGATAAGCCTTAACAAAGGAGTTTTTAAGCCCAGGATATTTGTATTTGATCTTACGTTCAATACGTGAGTCTTCAACAATGTTCAGAACACTCATGTTGATCTTCTCTTCTTTTGACTTAATTAACCCATCAAGAGGAGTGTATAGAGCGTGTCCAACTTCGTGACCCATGAAAAGATCATATAGTTGAGAGGAGATATTTTTATCAAGCACAGGTACTGTCAAGACACGGTTCTTAACATCGAAAAAAGCAGTTGCAACATTTCGTTGTTCAACAATCAGGTTTTCGGTGGCCATCAATTTGGCCAAAACGGATTTTGAATCGATCAAGCTCATATTATTTCTTTTCAGTAATTACAAGTACATTGCCACTCGGTGTCTGTCGAACTTCTAAATTCAACACAGTGCCTTCTTTCCAGCCTTTTTGCTGAATGAGTTCATCAGGAAATTGCAAAATTGCGTCACCAGAACCATCATTAGTTTCAATCAGTTGTGTTACCCAAGAATTATTCTCTTGCATCATTCTTCTCCAATCACAATTTTAGTAAAATTACGCAAATTTTTGTCTCTACGTGAGTATTTTACATCATTTTTGTGCTTTTGAACATATTTAATTGGCGTCCGGCACACAGGACGTTGCAATTTTACAACAAAACTTTTTTTAGACTTCATTTTAGCGCCTCATTTTCGAAATTTCGACTGCTTCCTCATCAGAAAACACAGGAACAGCGTTGGATTTATGCATTGTGGCGATTCCGACTACTTTTGTGCCCGTATAAACTTTCGGAGAAGCTTTTGTGGCACCGTTTTCACCGGTACTTAGTGAAGGATGACGCACGGTCTCACGGCCGACAGGTGCCGACAGTTTATAACCGGTCAAAGTGTTGTTGGTTTTAACAACTTTAAGAATTTTAGTTGGTTTGTGTGATTCCAACCACTTTTCGTACTGCTCGCGTTCAGCTTTCGGCCTTTTTTTGGCCTTAGATTTTGCGATTCGCGTATAAATCATCATAATTAAGTCATCCTCGATTGTTTGTATTATAACACAATTGAGGGTGTTGTCAAGTCAGCTGTTGTATCCATGCAACAACCAAGTTTATACTAATCTAGTTGTCTAAATCTTTTTCTTGTAGACTTTTGATATTCATTATCATAATCATCGTTATAAAATGAATTTTTAGATGGTTTGGATTTTCTCATTTTCTTTTTTTCATAAAAGAACTCATACTCATCTTCGTTGTAGTTTCTACTCTTACGAAACTTTTCAACATGTTTTGGCACTTAACTACTCCTTACTTAAAACTTCAAAATTAATGCCCCCTATTTTTGTTTCTGGTCTGTCCGACATATCAAACTCAGAAACATAAGTGATGTTTGCTCGGGGGTAACAGACTTTCACCACTTTTAATAAATTACATACATTATCGTTACAATCATTGAAAGTAAAAACTTCATCAACGTATTTTACACTTTCAAGTATTTCTTTTCTAACTTCTAGACTTTGATTTAATATACCTGTCTTCATGTGTAGTAACATATCAGAATGTATACCTACAATTAACCAATCACCTAGTTGTCTACATCTTTGTAGGTGTATTATTTCTTTTAATGTTATTGGATCAAAATAACCAGACGTTACTATGAGTTTTTCTTTGATTGTCATGGTAGTAGATCAGGAAAAGCCTCCTTGACAAACTTATAATCTAATCCTTTTACACCCAAATCTTTTTGGAAAATGCCCAGCAGCACTTCAGCTTCTCTTGGTTCGATAGATTCTAACATTTGAATTAGTAATTCGTTCCGTCTTTTATCTGTGAGCGTTTCAGCTGTCTGATTACCTTCTAGAAACATGTATAGTCTTCGTAGTTGAGCATTTAGACTATCATGCGTTATACCGGGTAACATATCAGTCGGAACTTTATAGTTTTCAGGAAGTTCTTTTATTTTCCATTTAAAATCTGGATGATAAGTTAATTTAAAAACATCAACCAAAGTTTGTGACAAGTTATTGCCAATTACTTGCATTCTTTCTTTTTTGCTTTTAGCATTTTCAAATTCATCAAATACTTCATACAGTGTTTTCATCAAAAATCCTCAATTACTTCAATTAAATTTTTAAGCTTGTTAGCTATCAGATAATCCAAAATCTTACTCTTAGAAGCCGGTTTGACTTCATCATAAGTATTTATAATTTTGTCTTTGATATCGTTTGGAATGTTACTGAGATCAATTAGTGCTTGATTTCTTGAAAAACCAATTTTCTCATTCTCATTATCCCAATCGGCGTAGTTTTTCTCCATCAACTTTTCCAATTTGATCTTGGAAATTGTTGTTTGACGTACTTCGCGAACAAAACAATCCGATGGAGACAAAATATTTGGAATGCCATCACCTTTATCACCACGAATGATTTTTTCTTTTAATTCCATCAAAGGATTTTCAGAAATGATAAATTTCTTCTGTGCAGGATTATATTGCTTGACACTATACTTGCTTGATGAAGTATTGTATTGTTGCAATTGCAGGAAGTCACCATCACTAGAGATGATTAGAATATTTTCATGCATAATGTGACGAGGCACAAGAGTACCAATAATATCGTCAGCTTCGGCGCCTTCAACGTCAACAACTTTGTAAGGAAAATATTCTTTCAGTTCTTGTTTGAATTTTGTCAACATATCAAAGATGAGATGCCAATCCAAATCAGATTTTTCTCTGGTCTTTTTGCGTCCTGCTTTATAGAAGGGGAATAGTTCACGCCGCCAGTATTTTCGGTTGTCACAACAAAGAACAACTTCATTGTATTCGTTACGGAAGTTTTTAACATGAGTCCTAATGATGTTTAGAATCATGTGGCGAACCAGGCTCTCTTCCAGCTTAATTCCTTTTTGGCTAGCAATCTGTGCCATTAGACCGGACAACAATACCTGATTTAGATCAACGAGAATCATAACAAACCTTACAAAGTTTCAATTTCACAAATTCTATCACATGTTTTTGATCTTGTCAATGACACTTTCAATAAATTTATTGGAGGTTGTTGTTTTTCTAGCAACTAACCCATACCAGCCTTGTGGTATTAAAGATGAAATGTATTCTCTGGGATCTGTCAATATTGCATCAAAGTAATCTAGTTTATCAATATTGTTTTGTTCTGATTTAAATAATACTATGTGCCATTCGGGACCCATCAAACCACCACCAATGGGTTCTCCAGCCTCTTTATATTGATTTGCTGTTACATGAAGTGAAGATTCTTCATCTTCTATTGGTAAAAACCATAGTGTATCATAATCTCTTACATCTTCAAGGTAACTTAACATTGTAATCCTTTGATATGTGATTTTCTTACTCTAACCATAATCCAAGAATTATAATATACATCACTTTCTAAAACACCATTGATGAACTGTTCTTTTGCTTCAAGATAACCACATTCACCTTTTGATTTACATAGATGCATTATCTCTCTTTTGAAATTTTCTTTACCGTAAGTTGAAACGTCTTTTTTAAGTTCTTCATTAGAACCATAGTAAGTTTGCCAATCACTAGATATTTTAAAACGTTTCTTTTTTCCCTTAACTTGCTTTGTTTTTGAAGAATAAAAGAATTTTTTGCCGATATACTGTTTACCAGTTGTGTTATTTGTGATTCTATAGACAAAACCATAATATTCATTAATTAAATCTTCGGTGAAGTCTTGATTGTTATATAACCAACTTAATCCCATTCTTGATTGTCCGAATCTTCATCATCTTCATCATATTCTGCAATCTCTTCTATCAGTTCACCGCAAAACGGGCAAAACTCTGGATATTCTGCCGATGTTAATTCTTCGACATATTCCACATCATAAGAAGATTCACAGTTGTGGCATTCCGCTGTTATCGTTTTGTTCATTTTTATCCTTTATCTTAGGAAATAGATAATTTGTTTGTGTATCTACATAGTGCTTAGATACATTAATAAAATTGTTTTTTAACATGTAAGCAAATTCTGTTTGTGATTTTATAAAATCGTGACAGGCTTTATTTAACACTTCTTCTTTCACAATTGCATCAGTATAATAACTTTTTGTTTCTTGAATCGTATCAATAAAAATTTTTGGCATATCCCAATTTAATCCAAACATTTTAGTCCTTTATTGAGCCCACACATCACCCCAATTTCCTTGTAGTGCGCCTTTTGCATAATCAGTTGCACGGTTCTCAAAGAAGTTTGTGTGGGTGGGTGCGTTGATCATTTCCTCAACCCAAGGCAGAGGATTCTTTTTAACTTTCATAATACCTTTGAGGCCAAGACTAATAAGACGACGGTCAGTAATATACCTGATATAACGTTTAACGTCAGCAGCGTCCAACCCGTCCATATTACCCAAACTAAATGCCAAATCAATAAACTTATCCTCGAGCTGGACCATTCGTTCAGCAATGGTGTAAATTTTTGATTTGAGTTCGTCATTCCACACCTCTTTGTTTTCTTCTATATATGTGCGGAACAACTTGATCATGGATTCTGCGTGTTGAGTCTCATCAACAATCGACCAAGTAACAATTTGACCCATGCCTTTCATCTTGCCTTGTCTTGGGAAATTTAACAACATGATGAAACTGGAGAACAATTGCATTCCTTCGGTGAATGCCGAGAACACAGCAATATGTTCTGCTGTTGATTCTTTTGTTCCGTTACGTGAAGATAAGTCCATAACATAGTCATGTTTATCTCTCATTTCTTGATAGTCGAGAAATTGATTATATGTTGTTTCGGGAAGACCAAGAGTTTCAATTAGGTGTGAGTATGCGGCAATATGAAGTGCCTCACGTGCGGCAAAACCAGATAACATCATACGCACTTCTGGTTGTGGGAAATATGGCAGATAGTTGCGAACATAACCACCAGCAACGTCAATATCACCTTGCGTGAAGAATCTGAAAATGTGTGTTAAGAATTGTTTTTCTTCATTTGTTAATTTCTTTTTCCAATCATTCACATCTTCAGCCATTGGAACTTCTGTGTGCAACCAATGTGACTGTTCGTGTTTCAACCATGCATCATAAGCCCAAGGATAGTTGAATGGTTTGAAATGATTTCGTTCATCTGTGAGTTTTGTTTCTAATTTCTTAATCATTTAACCATACCCCTAATTGTTCTGCTGTTTTTAAACCAACCATTCGTTTAATGACCGTTCCATCTTCAACTATAAGAAGTGTTGGAACTGATCTTATTCCATATTCGATTGCTGCGTTTGAGTCTTCATCAATATCGACAACATCAATAGGAATTTTTATATCCATATTCTCTAAGGTTTTACTTAGTGCTTTGCAAGGTTGGCACCACGAAGCTGTAAATCTTATAACCTTTTTCATATTAGCACCATGAAGTTTTTGCTTCACCATAATATTCTCTGGCGAAACCGTTTGTTATTAATA